GTCATCGTGCCATCTGGCGCGACCGCCGTATTAGAGGATACAGTCGTTGCTGCCGGAGTCCACGTTGTTCCAAACGTCTGGCTCTGTAGTGCTATGTTTGTCAGCGTCGGCCACGACAGCAAGCCTTTCATCGGGTAGTTGGTAGCAGGGATGTACGCAGACCCTTGCAGCGTCCAAGTCTCTCCGGTGCTGCCAGTGAGCGTGGAGCCTCCGTTGTAGCGAGAGGCGTCGAAATCTACCGCGAGAGTGCCGTCGATGCCATTGTAGATTTGGGCTTGGTAGATTTTGCCGGTACAGAGTCGTCCAGTTCCGGACGATGTTGCGCCAACGCTAACAGCAGCATTGCTGTCAAAAATGTTTCCAACCGTTCCAGCAACATCAGCTCCTAGCTGCGTCCAGCTAGCGCCATCGGACGAGGTATAAAATTTCACCACTCCGGTGGAAGCCGCTTTTGTTACCCGTACCCACAAGATTGACCCATCTGAAACAATTGGCACAACGGTGCTTTGTTGGAAACTTGCCGCAGTCCCGTTTGTGGAGGTAAGAAGGTCGAGCTTTCCCGTACCCCCATCAACAATAAACTCATAACTTAGCGAACCGGCCCCGCTTTGTTTTGATACCAATGCATGATCTGTCGCTGGCGTCCAGTCAACTAATGCGGTTTTCACCCGAATATCAATATCCCCGGTGATGCTTGCAGCAACGCTATCCGGCGTACTGAGATCCGTTCCCGATACACCATTCAACTGCGCGTATTCGTAGGTGGTTTCCGTGGGCAGGGGATTCCCGCTGTAATCCGTATCGAAGCACTTGACGCCATCGACGCCTGAGCCGTGGTAGGGATAGCTGCCGCCGACGGCTTGGTAGGCTGTTGCGGTAGAGCCGAGTTCGAGTTGTGCGCCATAAACATAAATTCCAGAAGTTCCGTCCCCTGTAAAGCTCTCTGGTGCTGTTGTAGACCCAAGGTAAACTCGAATAGTTGTAGTAGCTATTGCGCTAATACACGACACCCGTAGCCACCCACCCCCTACGTCAACCACAGATGCAGTAACACTCCCGATTAAAGTTGTCCCCCCTGTTGTAAGATTTACCGAAACACCGCTTGTTCCGTTGTCCGGGCTTACATATGCAAAGTTGTATCCAGCGTTTTTTAGATACACAGACCAAACATTGCTTCCAGTAAGTGAATATGTTTGATATATGCTATGGAATGCAGGGGCCGCTGGCGGTGTAATTTTGTCTGCGTTTAATACCCCATCAACAGGATTGGCGACAGCATTCGCCGTTATAGTTGCGGCGGTTGGTTTAATCCAAATTGCGTTATCAAATTCATCCGAATAAAGCAGTTTATTCCGCTGCACCGCCCCAACACTCACATACTCGCCGGCAGTCTGGTCGGATTGGCCGGTGACATCTTCGAGTTGCGCTCCCCAAATATAAAACGACCCATCAGCATTTCTGATCCGGGATGTTGACGAAGAATCGGAGCAGGCTGCGTAAGCCTGCACTCTGAACCACCCATCCCCAATAGTAGAAACACTTGTCGTACCTGTGGAACCAGTTATAGCAGGAATGCCCGCTGTAAAAGTGATCGTGACAGATGCATAGATTGCCGGAACAGACGTTCTTTGTTGAACTGTAATGGTTGTTCCGGTTACGGCTTTTACATAAAGACTCCCGTTGTGTGTATTCCCATTTATTGCGGTTACTGGGGTTGAGTCTATGAATCCAGCACCATCCCAAAGGTCAGCAGTTGTCGTCCCATTAGGCGCTGTGGCCTGATTAGCGGTAATAACAGCACCGCTTTTCGTCCATGCGGCATTGCTGAAATCCTCTGTATAGGTCAGCAGATTTCTCACCCTCCGCGCCCCCGGAAATACAGCCTCCCCAGCCAGTGCAGTGAACATCCGCCCTTCGTGGTCATAGCCAGAGCTTGTGGTGGCTCGGGTAAAGGTGAAGGTTTCGCCGTTGCTTACTCTTGGTATCAGGGAATGGGAAAGCTCCATAGCCAAATTAGCTCCTCCGTATAGAGTAGCTATATTATTATATAGAGGATCTAGTCTTACACTAGACAGAGCTAACGACATTCCCATTTCAGTACAGAGCTACAATATTAGTCGCTGTTGTTCCCGTAGAAAGGACACGTACAGCCTGTACAGGAAGAACAGTACCAGCTGACACATTATAAAAGATAACATCAACTGCCTGAGCTGAAGCAGCAGATGCCCCTGCAGCTAATCCGTGATCAGGCATTACAATAGAAATGTCACCAGTACCACCAATATATAGGGCACGAGTGACAGGAAGATCGGTAGTATCTGAGGCAGTTACGACAACTGAACCGTGGGCAGATACTGTATTATTTGCGTGACGAAAAGCACCAGACATAATTTAGTTCTCCTCGAAAAAGTGGGTGAGGTAATACAAACGGGGAGAGTGTCCAAACCCTCCCCGGTACTTCATTTGTTACATCTGGATATCTTCTCCAGAACCAACAACACTGTACTCAAGCTTAACATACCAAGGGCCGCCTGCACTAGAGGCCGTACCTACTTCAGTATATTTAGCATAGACAGGAGTGCTAGAAGTTAGTTTAGACATCATTGCTGAACCAACAGCAGCAGCACCAGCTGGATTGTATCCCTCACCAGTAGCAGCAGTCTTAACATCAAAAGATGCAAGGTATTCATTAGCACTAGAAGTACTACCAATACCAACCACAGCTGAAGTCCCAGCATCTGAAGCAGCAGAGCCAATCACATAGATTCCTGTGATAACTGCATCCTTTGGAAGCCAAGCAGCCACAAATGCTGTGGTGTCGGTTCGTACAATTTTAATTACTTTCTCTAGGCTATCTCTAACTTTTGGATAACTTAGACTTACTTGAGCTGAAGCGGCCATATTAATCTCCTATAGTAAAATGAGGACAGAGGCCGAAGCCCCTGCCTCTCTGTTGATTAATTAGACGCCCATTGAACCATAGAGACCACGAGGATCAGACCAGCCAAATGAATAGCGACCAGTAGCCTTGAACTTAGCGTTCTCGGTATCAAAATCGTTATCCATCTCAAAGGCATCACCACGACGCTCGAAGTACTTCATACCATCTGGAACGTCAGTTCTAATAAACCAAGCATCAGCATCAGTAAGGTAGTGGTTAACTACGATATTGGTGAAGAGACCAGAATCCTTTAGAGCATTGGTATCGTTGTTATCAGTACCAACACGACCGTCACTCTTGAGAATGCGGTTAGCTTCAAAACGTAGCTGACGTGGGATGATTAGACTCTTAGGTTTAGCAGCGATGATTAGACCACGATCATCAGTGAAACCTTCAATATCAATAAAGGCTTGCTCAAGAGCAGCTTCACTTAAGTCAGCTGATTGGATATTGCTGTAAGTACCACCAGCCACATTTACGTGGGAAGCTGATAGAAGAACAATACCATCACCACCAGTATAACCTGAAGTAGTAGCACGGTTGTAGACGTTAGCGGCTACAATCTCCTTAGTTTGACGCATAGAGCGTGCAAGAGCATTTGCTTTCTTCTTGCCCACTACATCATATTGATCATCTTCGTAAGCTTCACGAGTGATGATAAAACCAAGAGCGTACACAACATGGTTATAGCGAGTAGTGAAACCTTGTCTCTCACTGTCGTAAGAGATAGGAGCACCTTCTGCCTTGACAGCAGCTAGTCCTAGAGAACTAAGACCAACATCCTCTTCGTAAGCTTTACTTGAAGTATTCTTGTCAAAGAGTTTATCCCACTCAGTAGCGTAGTCATTATAAGACTTACCATACCAAGCATTTACGCCAGGCCATAGTGCCTTAGCAAAACTACCAGAAGTAATAACACCCATTATCTATTCTCCTTTTCTATTAGATGCCAGTAGTGCCAACAGCACCAAACTGATGTCGGTTAAACATTACGAGCATCTTAGCTGATGCACCAACTTCATTACCAACCTTTTGACTAAACCCTAGGAGTCTAAAGTTTAGAGTAGAGGTAGTAGCAAAAGTAGCTACATCAATAGTAGCTGGAGAAGTCACAGTAGATGAAGTACGTGATCCGTTTGCAACGGTAGCATTCAGACCGATATCACCAACTGCAGGAGTGCCATTGCTGGTTTCTACTTCCATAACAATATCAGGAGAGTCGGCTACCAGTACATAACCAGAACCTGATGCAGCAATTTGAGCGGCATTTGGAAGATCTAGAGTCATTGAACCAGTTGACATCTTACCAACAGGATCAAACTTAGAATTCATAATACCAACTACAATACCAATAGGTACTTCCGTAGTAGCTAGATCAGCACCAGGAATACCATTAGCGTCTGAGGAACCAGACAGTTTAAGTTGATCACCTACTAAGATCTCATCAGCTGCTGAAGCAATATAGTAGAGATTGGCTTGCCCGTTATAGGGTGAGCCATTTAGGTGCTTTACGGCTCGAAAGCCGTTAATGCGAGAAGTGTTTGCCATTTAAGAATGACCTCCATCTTTAAGTTAGTTTACATCATAATACCAACTAAAGTAAGGGGAAAAAGATGGAGGCCATAGGAATTAGTCTTTACCGACTGTAAGTTTCCCATAGTCTGCTTGTTCTTTAGCCTCACGGACTAGTCCTCGCTCAATAGCGTTGACCCTGGCATCCTTTTTGGCTTTGTCTTCATCGTACCATTCTTGCTTGATACGCATAACATAACCTTGAATACCTTGACCAACGGATACCTTTATAGGACTGCCCTCTTTAGTTGGGTTAGCAACACGGCGATCTCCAACTTGAACTTTAGAATCTTCTACTATTTCGTAGCCAATTTCCTTTAATTGTTCAATTCGATCACCAGTATCATTTACTACACGATATACATAACCCGGCTCTTTGCCAGAAATATTAAGAACATTGCGGGTTCCATTGATGCTGGAACGACGATTGGTACGTTTAGTGGTAAGTTGTTCTTTCATTTTTTACTCTCCCTTGACTCGCTTTAAGTCTGTGATATATTCTTCTTTTGTCATGATTCCCTGCCTGACGAAACTCATCATTACTTTACGCTCTTCATCTGTAAGGGGATAGTTAGAAACGTCATCACCCTTAGACTTAGAAGTAGTACTTGATGTTCGTGCTTCGACCGCTGATGGCCGATCTTTATTGGGGTTTCTAAACTTATCTGGATAGAGTTTACGAACTCTACCTTCTACATATTTTAGAACTTGATCAGGTTCAACTTCTGGATTAGATACAGCATATGCTGAACCAATCTGATCTGCTGCTGCCTTTAATTCTGCGTCTTCTTTATACCAAGGATTCTTTTGAACCCAGTTAATAAAGTTAGGATGTGGTGCAGAAGCCTCTTGCCTGGCTTGCTTTTCTTCTTGAAGTTGACGAACCTTAGCATCTGCAATTTGCTCATCAATCTCAATTAGTTTGTCTGCATCTCCTTCTTCTAAAGCTACCTTCTTCTCTGCTCTAAGTTGTTCAAGGGCATGTTTGAATTCTGCCTCTTTTACCTTAGCGTGATGTTCTTGAAGGGCTTTAAGAGCTTTCCTCGTTTCACGTAACTCTTTACCTACAGAGTCAATTTTTTCAAATAGAGGTTTACGTCTTACGAATTCCTGTGCATCAATGAAATCTTCTTCATCACCATCAAACTCTTCCTTGGGTCTCCAACCCATTTCGAGAGCACGCTGTTCAATAGCTGATGGTTCTTTAGTTTGTGAGGTTTCCTTACCAGTTTCACCAGAATCTAGTTGATTCTCCTCTGTAGTTTCTACTTCAGTTGTTTGAATCTCTTCATTCATTTTCTAGAACTCCTACAAGATCCTCATCATTTAAAATGAGGTATTTAACGTCTCCGTCCATAATGGACTTTCCTGCATACTTAGCAAAAGTAACTCTAGCTCCTGGAACTACGCCTAGTTGTTCAGCTGTGGTGCCAAACTCTTTGTAAGCTGTTTCTCCTACTGCAACTACGGTACCTTTTTCTACAGCAGCTTCTTCTCGTTTATCGTACTGGATAATTAGACCAGAGGCTGTCTTTTCTTCAAGCTTGTCTGGTAAAACCAAAACTCGATGTAGGACTGGATTAATCTTCATCACTAGTCTCATCAAGATCTTCAATACGAAAATCGAACATTTCCACATAGGCTGCAATAAACCCTCTGTTAAAATTATCAGAGATTTGGTCTAGACCAGCACTTTGAGCTAGGATATCCTTCGCATCTTCAATGCGGATATTAGCTGCTTGGAAGAATGCTTTTGTAACTGGATTTACTTTCCAATCTGTCCATTCTTGTTTTGTAATGATACTCAAGATTTGCTACCTCCTATTTCTTAGGTTTTACTTTTTCCTTCTGGGCTTGCTTCGCTTGTGCGGCTTTCTGAGCCATTCCCATCTTGTGAGCTTGGTCTTTATGAACCATACTCATTTGATGATCTTGATGCTGTTGAACCATCTTCTGGGTTCCTTCTACAGCAGTTTGTTCCATTTTAGCAGCTGCTACTCTCATCTCAAGGGCAGCCAGCTGTTCTTTATGTTGCAACTCTTGTTGAGCAAGAGCTTTCTGAATCATTGCTTTATTCGCTTCAGCAGCTTGCTCCATCTGTAGTTTCTTCTCTGCAATCTGAGCATCCATCGCAGCTTTCTGTTGATCCAACTGAGCTTTCATCTGAAGAGCTTGTGCTTTAGGATCTGGCTGTGGTTGCGGCTGTTGCATTAGCTGCTCTGGAGCTGGCTCTTCAAGAGCCTCTAGTAATCTCTGTGTAACAGCCATTGGGTTAAGAGTACCCAATCCCATTACTTGTAGAAGTTGCTGTGCCTTCTGTAACCGTTCTTGTTGAGAAGCAGCCGTAGGATCAGCAGCTGGGATCACCTCCTTCTCATTTCCTTGGTAGTCACTTTGTTGGATCGGCTCATCTAGAATATCAATCTCTACTTGAGGATCTAGATAAATTCTATTGAGCTTGTACAGTTTCTGAAACTCTTTAGCAAGGCTCCTATAGACTCGTTTGTATACAGCAGTAAACAACTTCATACCTTGTTCAATACTAGCCATTGTAGTTGTGGCTGGTGTATTTTGACCAGGCATCTTACCAACAAAAATCTCAGCAACAGAAGCTAGTTGTTGAGCAGATTGACTCAGTAGTTCAAGTAGTTTGAAGAGTACTTGACTAGGTTCACGAACAGGAAGAGGGAAGACTTGTTGCTTAATATCTTGCCCAGTGGCATTTACAGCTTTCCATTCTCCAGGAGTGAACTTGGTGTCCCCCATCTTGATTCGTAGACCTTTTCCAATGAAGCCTGACTGTAGATTAGAAATTGTCCCAGCATCAACAAGCTGGTTGATAAGTGTATCAACACTGGCGTTAATTGGGCCAAGAAGCCTACCAAATCCAATATCATAGAAACCACCATCTGGGTTAGGAAAGAAACTATACTTAGTGTAATACATGATTGGATTAATAGAGACTACCTCTCCATCAGATCCAACTTCAACACCTTCTGTTTCAAATCTAGGAGCAATACGAAGAACTTCTTTTGAGGAGAGTTCTACAACTACTACATAAGGTTCAGCATATCCATCTTCATCTAGATCAAGGAAGCAATGCTGCTCAAGAATTGTGTACGGTGTAGTTGAATCATCCTCTGGGATACGCATCTCATTAGGATCACTCTTACTACGAATACTTTCATCTGACGTTGGATCTCCTAGAGTAACCTTTCTATAGAGTCCTTTTCGCATCTTCTCTTCTATACGCCTCTTTGAGAATTGGTGTACTTCAGTAGTACGCTCACAATCCTCTAGAGTCTTTGCCCAGTAGTTCACTACTAGGTCTTTTGGCATTACCAGGCAAGAAACGTTACGTTCTTTTTCTGGATCATAGTACGTTTTTTTAAATACTGTCCCAGCAATCGGGAGGGTGATTAGAAGACGATCCATCTCTTCGTCCCATTCTTCCATCTCTTCCATGATCTGGTAAGACATGTGCTTCGAGATACGAATAGCACGCTTTGTTTTCTCACCATCCAGATCAGAACCAACAACTTTGCACTTTACAATCTTACCATCAGAAGGAACCAGAGTAGGATATGCTCTAGCAGCAAACTGCATAGCTGCAGTCGATAAAAGAGGAAACTTGATATTACTAGCGTTAGGCCAAGGGAACGTCTTTTGCTCTGCAATTTGAAGAGCCATCTTAGTCCACTTTTCTAGATTATCTTTCCAATCTTTTCTGGATTCGTCATCAGTTTGATAACCATTAACAACTTCATCCCCGATAGAGACTAATTGTTCTGGTTTAAGTTTTTCCGCAATATTTACTTCAGACAGTAGATCTTGTATCTTCATTTAATATCCAGTTACCTCAGAACGGCCTTCTGTGTTTAATCCAGAGGATTCATAACTCTCTCTGTATTCTTCCTCTGCCTGTTCTTCAACAGTAGGAGCAAGATTCATTTTATCAACTATTAGACCAAGGTATGCCATTGCATCTACTTGGTCATCGTGTCTGTCTCTAGGGAACCTCATCAACTCATCCTCTAGAGTTTGATACCATTCGGCATTCTTGTCGAATCTAACAGCACCAGCTCTCATTCGTGCTTGAATACTTCTGGCTCTTGTGAGCTTGTCTGTCTTATGAGGAGACAGAGGAAGTACTGTAGGATATGTATTCTGCTCAATCATGGCCCTGTTAAGGAACGGGCCTATGGACTTAGTGATCTGTGTATCTTCAATACCGAACAGTTCTGGATCTCGTAATCTCTGTATTGCTAGGATAGTATCCGTAATTTCCAGACCATCCATACGATCTCTGATTACATCTATGATATGAAGAAGACCATCTTCATCCATACCACCTACAATCATTACAGTCCAGTCAGATCTTTCCTTGTCAGAGATAGCTAAGTCACCAGCTACATAGATTACCTTTTTCTTCTTGTAGTCTTCCTCCTTCATTGGAAGGAAGTCTTGTCGTTTGAAGTATGTCTTAGCCTCATCGATGGGAATATTCAAGTATTCCTGTGAGTAGACATCTGGTAATCCT